TGGTGTGGATTTCGATAACGGTATTAATAAGATTCTACGACCAGAGATTCAAAGATGGATTCCCCCATCGCTGCTTATAAATGGTAGCTGGGAAGATTCTTATAACAAAGGTGAGAAAACTCTTTACCTGGCTAATGGCAGCTTTCTAGAGTTTATGTCTTATGTACAGGAAGTCGAATCTTTTGCGGGAACCTCACGAGAGTTTATTCACTTTGATGAGGAGCCTCCAGAAAGTATCTACCCAGAAAATAAAGCCCGGGTAGCGGACACAGGAGGTAGTCAGTGGTTCACTATGACACCTGTGGAGGGCATGACCTGGGTTTACGATCAGATTTATCTTCCGTGGTTGAATAAAACTTCCCGAAATATTGATGTGATTCAGGTTGATATTACTGAAAATCCACACATATCAGAAGAAGCCATCGAAGATTTCCTTGAAGGTCTAGATGAAGACGAAATTAAAGCAAGAAAATCCGGCCAGTTTGTTCAGATGGGCGGTCTTGCATTTAAGACATTTGGACCCCAGCATGTTATTCCATCAGTGGATCCAAGGTCCCTTATGGGATATCGTTGGATGACTTCTATGGATCATGGATTCAACAATCCAACAGCGTGGCTTTGGCATGCTATTGATGCTGATGGCAGAGTTATTACTTTTCATGAACACTATGCCCGAGAGCTCACTGTCGCACAACACGCTAATATTGTTAAAGAATACAATAACAAAGTAGGTAGAATTCCTGAACTAAATATCGGTGACCCTGCGATCAGGCAGAGACAAGCTGTTACAGGACATTCCATCCAAATTGAATATATTAATAATGGTCTAGCTATCGCTCTAGGTAATAATAATCAACGATCAGGTATTGATCGTATGAACAAATATCTAAGACATCCTGACAACTACTGGACTATTACAGAAGATTGTCCTAATCTTATTAGGCAAATGGGTCGTCTTAGATGGAAGAGACGTAGTTCTGCTAAGCTCAGAAAAGACCACAATCCTTACGAAGAGCTTCATGACAAAGATAATCACAGTACTGATGCTGCACGATACTTCTTTACCTTTATGCCGGATTTAACGTTTAAGGAAGATGAGGATACACTAAATAAGAGACAAAGAGAAACATTGAACAACATTCACTCTGTTCTCAATCCAACGTCTAATAACACATATAAGTATGGAATGATAGATACCAACCTAGGTAGCGAACAAGGTATAGAAACTCCTTGGAGAACTATGGAAGAAAATCTTGGAGGTATCTGGTAGTGGGCGGACATAACCATGTAGGTGAGAAAAACCCTAATGCTAAACTAACAGTCCACCAAGTTGATATGATAAGAGTTTTTCTTTCAGGCGGAGTATCCGTTCGCAAGATTGCTTGCGCTGTAGGCGTCAGTAAGTCTACAATAGGATTAATAAGGCAGGGTAAGACGTGGCCCGATAGACTGGACAGTGAGAATGACCGAGACACCGAAGCCCGTGACGAAGCAAACTCAGACAACCGAACCAAATAAGAAGAGTCTGCCCGATCCTAATGCTGCACCTGCTGTTGGAAAGAGTTCATTGGAACTGGCGCAGGAACGTCAGATTGAAATGGTAAATAATGCTCGTGCTGATGGCGATGCACGGCGTTATAATAAGGATTGGTTCTACACGAATCCTAGGGTCGATTACAGGGAAACCCGACTCGACCATCTTCAGGGTGATACCCATGGACACTATGTCACGGCTGAGGAATTGGCCCTTGATATTCTTAGTCGTGCTGGTATTGCTAATAATCACCCTGAATTGGCAGAACCTCTTGTAGGCATTTTGAAGACGCACTTGGATAAGAATGTTTACGTATATCCGGATAAGAGGGTGTAGTGAATACACAGATTGTTTCTTCTCCATATATGCATCCGGGTAAGTGTGCCAGTTGTGGTAACGCTACCGCGCATGATGGCAGACAGTTTTTAGACACAGGCATTAGCATTCCAAAGTACGGTGCTGTTTATTTCTGCAGCTTGTGCATCGCTGCTTGGGGAAGATTTTTTGGTCTTCTTGACGCCGCTTTGGTTGTAGAAGCTGGTAAGACCATTGAAAATCTTACTGAGCAAAACAGAATTCTCAGGGAAGAAAATGAGCTTCTACGAAATACTATTTCTGCTTTGCATCTTCTTGGTTTTAAGTCTGGGGATGATGTTTCTGTTTCTGAGACAAATGTCCCTGACACACACAACACACCAAAGGCAATCACAGGAACTGTTGGGAACGTATCAGGAACTAACAGCCGGGCTGTTAAATCGGTTGCAAAGCCAAGACCTACCAACCTTTCAGGCTCTAAGCTGGACCTCTAACTCAAACCAGGGAGCACCGACTTCAGATCCATATGTAGCTATGTCTGATGAAGCCGAGATAGGTAGACTTAGGGACGCATATGGGCAGGGAATCCCTATCTATGATGAGGATACAGACTTCACGGACACTATGAGGGAACTTACCGGACATCTAGATACAGGAAGGGCGGATAATGACGATTGATCTAGGCGGCATGAATGGCTCTTCCTATCTTCTGGAGCCCGAAACATCCAAGAGATTTACTCAAGGAGATCCTAAAGATCTACTTAAGATAGTCAATTGGACTAAAGAACAGTACGATAGTATCAAAAATGCTAGATCATATATTGAGCGACAGTGGTATCTGAATCTAGCGTTTTATTATGGAAAACAGAATGTAGTCTATAGAGGAAGTCCAACTTCTGCCGCAGGGTCGACAGGAAGTCTGTGGGTTCCTCCAGCTCCCTATTATAGATCTAGACCTGTTCTGAATCGTATACGCCCCATGATTAGAACAGAACTTACTAAGCTTACGTCGCAGAAGCCTAGTGCTTATGTGGTTCCTGCATCTTCTGAAGATAGAGATATGTTTGCCGCCCAGGCTGGTGAACAGATCTGGGACTCAATCTACAGACGTAAGAGACTTGCTCACGTAATTCGCAGAACTCTTTTCTGGACACTTAACTGTGGTTCTGGTTTTATTAAAGCGGGATGGAACGATAGTATTCAGGATAAAGATAATCCTGATGAAGTAGGTGACTTCGAATTCTTCCCGGTTACCCCCTTCCATATCTTTGTTCCTGACTTCAGGACAGAGGAATTGGAAGAAGAGCCTTTCGTAATTCACGCACAGTTGCGTGTACGTGAGGAACTAGAGCTTCTATTTCAGAGGCCTTTGGGCGCACCTAATAAGACGGAAACAGAACTTCTTGATGACTCTTGGCTAAACTTAGTGGGCGCTACCAGCCTTCAAGACAAGAAATCAGTCTTAGTACTGGAATGTTGGGTCAAGCCAGGAATGGTTAAGCTTTTTCCCGAGGGCGGCATGTACACCATTATTGGTGATCAAGTCGTACAGGGACAAGAAGGTTGGCCATATCAGCATGGCAAATTTCCTTTCGCTAAGATTGACCATATCCCTTCAGGTAAATTCTATGGAGATTCAAGTACTGTCGATATCATCCCCTTGCAGAGGGAATATAATAGAACTAGGGGGCAGATCATTGAGGCTAAAAACCGGATGGCTAAACCTCAGCTGATTGCTCCAAGAGGATCCATTGATCCGGCTAAAATTACCACAGAACCAGGTCTAGTAATTCAATACACGCCTGGTTTTGATCCTCCACAGCCTATCCCACTCTCACCGCTTCCCTCTTATGTTTCTGAACCTCGACCGTATTCTCATGGATATGTCAGACATCTCTGGTCAGCATGAGATTACAAAGGGACAAGTACCGCCCGGAGTTACAGCAGCTACAGCTATTTCGTATCTCCAGGAACAGGACGAATCTAAACTTGCACACACTTATGCAAGTATGGAGGAAGGTATTGAGAAGGTAGCTGCAATGACTTTGGGCTACGTCTCTCAATACTGGACTTTCCCTAGAACAGTTAAGCTTGTTGGTACAGACGGTTCTTTCGATGTTATGGCATTTAAGGGATCAGATCTAGGTAATAACGACGATATTCGTGTTGAGGCTGGTTCTGCACTTCCAACATCCAAGGCAGCCAAGCAAGCTTTCATTATGGATCTCATGAAGATGGGATTCATTGATCCTAATCTCGGTCTCGAAGTTATGGAGATCGGTGGTCTTACTAAGGTTTACGAGAAAATTCAGGTTGACGTCCGTCAGGCACAACGTGAAAACCTTCGAATGGCCGCAGTTAAGCAAGAGATGATGGATCAGTTTGCTCAAAGCCAGACTATCGATATACAAACCAATCCTCAGAACTACTTTGATCCTATATCAGGTGAGCCTAAGCCGCCTGCGTACATGAGTCCTATGGGTGAATTTAGACCTCCTCTTATAGTTCCAACGAACACGTGGGACGAACATAGAATTCATATTGAGATACACAATAAGTACAGAAAGAGTCAGTCGTACGAATTGCTGACTCCTGAAGCTAAGCAGCTTTTTGAATCACACGTACAGCAACACGTTGAGCAGATTGTTATTGGACAGATGGCGGCAGCACCTATTGGAATGATGCAGGGAGACACTGCACCATCAGGTATACAGGAGCAGCCGCAAATGCAGCCTGAATTAGGACAGCCTGAAATGCCCCCTGAAGGAGGTTCAAGTGGCGTCCCCATCAGCAACAACGCACCTAGTTAGTGGGCATGCTCTAGCTCATTTGCTCCCCGTAAACAAAACACATGCGGGGCCTAACAACAGAACCACTAACACACACACTCTCGGTACTGTTGCCAACTATTCTGACATTCTCTCTATTGATACTCGGCTTATCGCTATTAATGCTGGTGTGTATACACAGGCACGACTCAACACGATGACACTTAATGACAAGCTCTATGCAATTATGATCAACGACGACGCTGAGTTCACAAAGTAGGTATCACTATGCCGTGGAAAGTTCAGCGGGTTGGGGATAAATATGCTGTAGTTAAGAAGTCTGATGGGTCTACCGTTGCCACACACCCCAACGCTGCGGCAGCTCGTAACCAGGTAAAAGCTCTGTAC